ATGGCTATTTCTCGCGCACAACTAGCGAAAGAGCTAGAACCCGGCCTAAACGCATTGTTTGGAATGGAGTACGACCGGTACGAGGGTCAACATGCAGAAATTTACACAACAGAATCATCGGACAGAGCGTTCGAGGAGGAAGTTATGTTGTCTGGATTTGGCTCGGCACCAACGAAGCAGGAAGGCTCAAACGTAAGTTACGATGATGCTAACGAAGCGTACACCGCCCGTTATAATCACGAAACTCTGGCGTTGGCCTTCTCAATTACTGAGGAAGCAATCGAGGACAATCTCTATGATCGTCTTGGATCACGCTACACCAAAGCACTTGCCCGTTCGATGGCACACAGTAAGCAAGTTAAAGCCGCTGCGGTTCTTAACAATGCGTTCACTGCTGGTGCATCGGCTGGTGGTGATGGTAAAGCACTTTGTGCCGCCGATCACCCGCTGACAAATGGTGGAACACTCGACAACGTGTCGGCTGCTGATTTGAATGAAACCTCTCTTGAGGACATGCTGATCAACATTGCAGGATTTGTTGACGAGCGTGGCTTGAAGATTGCTCTTCGCGGTATAAAGATGATTATCCCACGGCAGCTTCAGTTTGTTGCTCAACGGATTCTGGCTTCGGAGCTTCGGGTCAATACTGCTGACAATGACATTAACGCGATGAAGTCTATGGGTATGTTGCCTGATGGTTATGCCGTCAACGACTTCCTGACTGACCCAGATGCGTTCTTCGTCATGACAGATGCTCCCCGTGGATTTATCCACTTTGAGCGGACGCCTCTTTCCACCAACATGGAAGCGGACTTCGACACTGGTAACATGCGGTTTAAAGCCCGTGAGCGTTACAGCTTCGGGTTCTCAGATCCACGTTGCGTTTTTGGTTCTCCTGGCGTATAATAGGGGTTCACTCCTCCCTGTGAAACCCAACTGAGGCGGTCTTAGGATCGCCTCTTTCTTTTTTTATAAACGTATTGTACAATCACGGTATCCCTGACAGGTGCATGAAGCATCTGACTTAACCCAAGACAGGAGATACTCATGGGTAATTCTACTTTTTCGGGACCAGTACGGTCTGAAAACGGTTTTCAAATAATTTCTACAGATTCAACAACAGGTACAGAAACCACTGTAGCAAGCACGGCTTCTACTGGTATTGTTACTAACAAGTTTGTAAAACACGTTGGCTTTGCCACGGGCGTTACTGTGAACACCACCGCAGGAGATAGTCCGACGATTGGTGAGTTCACACAACCAGCAGATACCATCATCACAGACATTAAGATCTTCTGCGATGTCTCTCCTGTTATCGGAAGTGGAGATATTGGATATGAGGTTGGTACGTCTAGTTCTGGCGCACAGATCGTTGCGGCCCAGACTGATGAAATCTTAGATGCTGGTACGACTGTTGTTGTACATAACGTAACTGTGACTGCATTAGTTCTTCAGACGCAAGATGGCACAACAGCCCCAGCTTCTGTCCAATATACAGACACCGCAAGAACTATTTTCTGTAACATCACTAACACCGTTGATGCTACAACGGCTGGTTCGTTTACGTTTATCATTGAGTATGTGCAAATCGCATAAATAGGAGTGTGAGATGGCTGATGCTGTAGCTACACAAACCCTTTTTGATGGCTCAAAGAGGGTCATTCAAAAGTTTACTAATATCTCTGATGGTTCGGGCGAGGCTGCGGTAAAGAAGGTCGATGTTTCAGCCTTGGCTTCTAACTCTGACGGAACAGCCTGCACTGGAGTGGTGATAGATCGCATCTGGTGGCAGTGTATTGGAATGAAGGTGCGAATCCTATGGGACGCATCTACTGATGTTATGTGTATTGAGCTAGGTGAAAACCAAAGCGGCAATCAAGACTACACCATCTTCGGGGGTCTGACTAATAACTCGGGTTCTGGAAAGACTGGTGACATTATGTTTACCACGGTGGGTCACACTAGCGCCGACACGTACACTATCATTCTTGAGATGCGTAAAGAGTACTAATCGTCATGGGTGATAAGCCGATAAAGCGTAACAAGAAAAATTACCGCCCCACTAAGTCTGGGGCGGGAATGACTGAAAAGGGTGTAAAGGCCCACCGCGCTGCAAATCCAGGATCTAAGCTAAAGACCGCGGTTACAGGAAAAGTTAAGAAGGGCAGTAAGGATGCGAAGAGACGGAAGTCTTATTGCGCTCGTTCTGCTGGGCAGATGAAGAAGTTTCCAAAAGCTGCCAAGGATCCAAACAGCCGACTCCGTCAGGCTAGAAAAAGGTGGAAGTGCTAATGTTGTCTAAAGGAAATCAAAAGAAGGTAAAGAAGGTTGTTAAGGGTTTGAAAAAGGCCTCAAAGCTACATGCTAGTCAGGCTAAAACTCTTAAATCCATGACTAAGAAAAAGTAGTTGAGATGTCTAAAGATGCTCTCCTTGGAATACTAACCGCGATAGCCCTTGGATATTGTGGTTGGCTTGGGGTGCAAGTTGTATCCATTAAATCAGACGTTTCTGTGGTAGCACATCAAACAGAGCAAATGTGGAACGAGTTTATTCAGAGGAGAACAGGTCTTGACCATAAGCCGATCTCAAATGACACAGCAAATAACCAAACCTCCCAGTAAAGCCTCTAAGAGGCTTGTGTATTACAAGAACGGGGGAGGTGTATCTGCGAAGTCTAAAGGCAGTAAAATATGCCCGTCTGGAAAGGCATGGGCCAAGCGCACCTTTGATACTTATCCTTCTGCGTATGCCAACATGGCTGCTTCCAAGTACTGCAAAGATCCTAATTATGCTAAAAGTTCCAAGAGCGGTAAAAAGAGGGCGTAATGGGAGAGCTAAAGAAATGGCGTGACCAGAAGTGGGTGAGGATAGGAACCGATGGTGAGATTAAGGGTGAGTGTGGAACTTCAAAAGATAAGAAGAACCCTGACCGCTGCCTACCTTCGGCTAAGGCACGTTCTCTTTCTAAAAAAGATAGAGCTGCGACTGCAAATAAAAAAAAGAAGGCTGGCGCGAAAGGCAAAACCGTTGTTAGCAACACCAGAAAAGCCAAGGTCAAAGGATATAGCCTCGGTGGAGAAGTTAACGGTCCCAAAAGGCCGTACAAAGGGAAAGCGGAAAAAGGGAAAGCGGTCGCGAAAGGGTGCGGCGTAGTGATGGCAGGTAAGCGCAAACAAACGTTTGGGGCTCGGCAATTTTAAGATGAAAGACTTGAGGCTATGACAACATCAGGAACCAGGGACTTCAACATAGATGTCGGTGAGATCATCGAAGAGGCCTACGAACGCTGCGGCATAGAAGTTCGCACGGGATATGACGCACGAACTGCTAGAAGATCTTTGAACCTGATGTTTGCTGATTGGGCAAACAGAGGAATTAATATGTGGACTGTCAGGTCGGATACCATCACTCTGACAAAAGGAACCAGTGCGTTAACACTAGATGCCACGGTTGTGGATGTGTTGGAAGTTGTGTTGCGCCGAGATGGCACGGACTTTGAGATCAACCGAATTAGCCGCGGAGAGTACGCAACTCTTCCTGATAAAACCACTGAGGGACGGCCTAGCCAATTTTACTTTGATCGCCAGATTATTCCGATAATTAACCTTTGGGCCACTCCTGAGAACTCCACTGACCAAATTGTATACTATTACGTCCAACGAATTGAGGACGCAGACAACCTTGTAAATACAACAGATATGCCATTTCGGTTTTACCCGTGCATGGTTGCTGGTCTAGCGTACTATATTGCAATGAAGCGAACACCGGATCGTTTGCAGATGCTAAAGACGGTCTATGAGGAAGAGTTCCAACGCGCTGCGGACGAAGATGAAGATCGCGTACCATTGAAACTCCAGCCCAGCTTTCAATACTTGAGGGTCTAGCATGGCATACGCCTCAGATAAAAACGCATATGGTATATCAGATCGATCTGGTTTTCGGTATCGTTTGAAAGATATGCGTGTGGAATGGACTGGAGCTAAAGTAGGTAAGGATGAGTTCGAGCCCAAGCACCCACAATTATTTCCTCCTAGGGTTGGAAATGATCCTCAAGCACTACTAAATCCTCGCCCCGAATCTGGTTTGGCGGAGCAACGAAATATTCAATACGGTTGGAATCCTGTTGGCTTTAGAGGGGACGAAGCATTCACCTCTAATCCGCTACTTGCTGAAGGCGCCGTGGGAGAGGTTACGATACAGACATGAGCTTTACATATACCACGCTGAAAGAAGCGATACAGGATTATACAGAGAACGATGAGACGGGGTTTGTTAAGAACCTTCCATTGTTTATTGAAATGGCAGAAGAGCGTATTCTAAAGAACGTGCAACTGACATTGTTTCAGAAGAACGCCTCGGGGGTCATGACTTCTGGCAATCAATACGTTGCGGTTCCTTCTGACTTCATGGCGCCGTTCTCCTTGAGCTTTATTTCCAGTGGGGCAAAAGAGTACTTACTGTTTAAAGACTTGGACTTTGTGCAGACTTACACGCCAAACCCCGCGACCACGGGCGTTCCCATTTACTATGCTCAGTTTGATGTAGATAACTTTGTAGTCGCGCCAACGCCCAACGCTGGTTTTAATCTAGAATTAAACTATCTGTATCGACCTGCCAGTTTAACCACTAGCTTGTTTACCCTAACGGTAGCTCCTGTGTCGGGAACATTTACATCGTCAGATACAATAACGGGCGGCACTAGCGGCCAGTCTTCTGCGGTTAGCGAGGTTACGTCTTCAGCAACGTTGATCGTTGGAATACCCAGTGGAAACTACACTGTGGGAGAAACAATAACGGGCAGTTCTAGCGGGGCAACAGCCACTATATCAGCCATTGGTGCGGATACAACTGTAACCTGGTTGAGTGACGAGGCTCGAATGACGTTGCTGTATGGAAGTTTGACTGAAGCCTACACCTATATGAAGGGTGATCCTGCACTAGCCAGTGTTTACGAACGCCGGTTTGCGGAAGGCTTATCACGTCTCAAGAACCTTGGTGAGGGTCAGGAGATTGCAGATGAATACCGGTACGGACCAATAAGGAAACGTAGAACATGAACAACATGTCTTTCGGTGTTTCGATGTCCAATGACTTTAAGGTTGGTGTTGAAACTACGGACAACCGTGGATTTACTCCAGAAGAAACGGCACTGCGTTGCGTAAACAAGATAATAGGTGTTTCCGACAACGCTCCTCCTGCCATACGGGATCAGGCCCGTGCGTATCGCTACGAGATGGAGAAGATAATTTCAGTGTATATGAAACAGGCTATCCAAAGTGACCGAACTACGGTATATAATGCGATAAAAGATGCTGGTCAGCCCACGTTGGCCGAATATATAAGGAAAATGTAAATGGCTTTCAGTGGCAACTTTCTATGCACGTCTTTCAAAGTAGAGCTAATGAAAGGCGTTCACAACTTCACGGCGGCAAGTGACCAATTTAAACTGGCACTGTATGATAACAGCGCCTCGTTTACCGCTGCCACAACCGCGTACACTTCTGGCAATGAAATCAGTGGCACAAACTATACCGCCAAAGGAAACTTCCTGACCAGTGTTACTCCGGTTGCAAGCAGCACAACCGCGCTTACCGATTTTGCTGATGAGGTGTTTTCAACGGTTACTATTTCGGCTGTGCGGGGCGCGTTAATTTTTAACGAGGCGGCATCAGGTGATCCCACAGTTTGTGTGCTGGACTTTGGTGCGGACAAGGCTGCGAGTTCTGGAGATTTCACGATTGTGTTTCCAGCGGCAGATGCGTCTAACGCGATTATTCGGATAGCCTAGTGTCCGGTCCTGTCGCGGCCTTTCAGGGGTGGAATAGCTCCCTACAAGGGTGGAATACAGGCACTTGGAACACCAACGTTGCCTATTCTGTTACTGCGACTGGGTCTGTTGGTTCGACTACTGTAACGGGTGATGCCAATGTTTCTGTCACTGGGATTGCTGGCACAAGCGCGGTTGGTTCGACTACTGTAACGGGTGATGCCAATGTTTCTGTCACTGGGATTGCTGGCACTGGTTCTGTCGGTTCGACTACTGTCACTGGCGTTGCTAGTGTTTCTGTCACTGGGATTGCTGGCACTGGTTCTGTCGGCTCTGTAGCGACTTCTCAAGGTGCTGGTGTTTCTGTCACTGGCGTTTCTGGCACGGGTTCTGTCGGTTCTGTAACGACTTCTCAAGGTGCTGGTGTTTCTGTTACGGGGATTGCTGGCACTGGTTCTGTCGGTTCGACTACTGTCACTGGCGTTGCTAGTGTTTCTGTTACGGGGATTGCTGGCACTGGCGCAGTTGGTTCTGTAGCGACTTCTCAAGGTGTTGGTGTTTCTGTCACTGGCGTAGTTGGCACTGGCTCTGTCGGCTCTGTTCAAGTTTGGGGTCTTATTATACCCGATCAGGACTCAGGGTTTTCAGGAATAACGGCCTCGCAAACATCAAACTTTACAACTATAATTCCCTCGCAAACACCGTCTTGGACGAACATTGCAGCATAGGATAATAACATGGCAAGCGTATATACAAATGATCTTCGGTTAGAAGAAATCGGCTCTGGGGAACAATCGGG